ATCATTTTGTTACAAAATTCTCTTTCTCCTGCTGTATCGCCCGTGTACTTGTAACGCGTGATAAATTGTAACTCTCCTATTTTTGCATCCTGCTCGCTTTTGGCGTTTGGTCGCGCTGTAACCGCTCGCGCTAACTTTGCAAAAAATCCTTTTTTCTTTGGGTAGTTTAGATTATGAATTTCATTGTCTAGTTCATCCTCTAAATCCAAATCAACTTCGCTTTCATCAATTAAAATCCAATCTTCGCCAACGCTTTCACCTTTAGAAATTAACGCGTCTGCAAACTCAAAAGGTGTTTCTGTATGCGCTGCTAATTGTGTTGGCGTTGGTTGCGTTGTAAGTTCACCATCTGCGGTTAATGGCTGTAAAGAAACAAACTGTAAATCCAAAGTAGTTTCTGCTTCGCTTTGGATAATATCTAAACTGTCAAGTATCATTTGTTGAAATGGTTTAATAACCATATTCTCATAAAGTACATAACTATTTTTTAATTCGTCAGCATTTGAACTAAATCCCGTTGTTGTAGCTACTCCAAAAAGTAAAGGTGAAGTAACTCCGTGTCCTACCATAATTTTATGCGTACATTCCTCTGAAAGATAACGATAATGGTCAGGCGCATCGTTTAACGGTATGCTATCAACTGTGGTTTTTTTAGTTTCGTCAGAATTAAAAGCAATTACTACTTTTTTACCGTTTGAACCAGTTAAAGTACCTTTTGTTTTGCTTTCTATTAACTCCATTTCCTCTGGGGAAGGCACACCGTTGTTAAAATTTACAACCGTTGTAGGCGAAAAGCTGTTTTGAACCTCGTTAATAAGGTAATCCGCGATTTCCTCCTCTAACTTTGCGTAAGGTAATGCCCCGATATAATCAATATTTGAGTAGTATTTTTGTCCTACGGTGTAATTTCCACCCGCTAAAATCTGCATTTGACCGCCAAAACCATAGGCAGGGATAGGTTTTGGAGGGAATTTTTTAGTATCTTCCCAATTATCCGAGTAAAAATAAGTATCTATTTCGCCTTTTTCATTGCATTTTCCTGCCCTCAATAGTTGAAATGGTACGTGTTCTACTTGTTTTAATACGCCTTTATTATCATAAATCAATTGAAAGGCATAGTTCCCAAGCAATTTAGCGTCTGTAATTACATTTTTTAAACACTCTTTTGACACTAACGATAAAAACCTAGCGTATTCATTTGGCTTTAAACGAGCATCACGCGCAGTAATTCCTTTCCCGTATGATAATTTAACAAAGTTGTTTATAATTGCCGAGTTCGTGGTGCTGCTGTTATACAAGTCGATTAAATAACCGAATTGATTATTTTTATCGCCAAACTCTACCCAGTCTTTTGTTTTGCTTTCTGTAATCTTAGGACTTTTGTAGCTTTCTAACTGAATGAATCTTACATTATTGCTCATTTAGTACAAATTTATTTTCTGTTACCCTTTCGGTATAAATATCTTTATTAATCGTGTAGTCTGTAATACTTTGGTCGATGCACATTATTTGGTCGCGATATATCTCGTTATCAAACTTATCAAACGCCACAAAAGTAAAAGTACTATTTACAGTCATCTCTATTTGTACGTTTTTGAGTACATAAAAATAACTGTCTTTAAATATGTAACTTTTGTTAAACGTAAATTCGTCGTTCGTTAAAGTATTGGTAATAACAACGCTATTTACATCGCTGCCTTTTGGCGTGAAGTTAAAAGTGTGCAAACTATCTTGTACTTGTGCTGTCATCATATACTATTACCGTAAAAAAGTGCTTTTTGTTTTAAATTAAAAAAGGGCAGTAATAAAACCGCCCTTTCTTTCCCAATTCTATAAAATGCTTACGAACCCTCTGTTACTGTAAATCCTGCTGTTGTAAGACTTACCCCTAGTAAGTTTGCAGGGGTTGGCTCTTGTCCTGTTAACGTGATAGTGTACCCTGACAAATCACCAAGCGCGCCACCGGTTACTATTGTACCGCCCGTTACATCCATCCCACGCGTAAGACCTGCATAGAACAACGCACCGTTGTTATCTTCAACAATAACCTGCGGTCTACCGTATGCCATCAACTTTAATTCTTTGTGCATTTTAGCGGTTAATTTCTTGATAGTAATTTCAAGAACCTGCTCAAAGAAAGTCGTTCCGTTATTTCTGTCGGAAGTAATGTTTTGAGTGAATGTAGATGCGTCTGCTTTTAATTCGTATTTAAACGCTGTTGGTGTTCCTGCTACCGCATCGATTACGTCGGTATCTGTACCATCGTAAGTATATCCCGTTGCATCACCCCAATTAACAAAATAAACCGCTTTTAAACCGCCTACGCTATCTTTACAAACCTCTTTTCTCCCTAATGTTAAATCACAAGCCATAATATTTATTTTTTATAAAAAAAGGTGGCGTTTGTTGCACCACCTTTTCTATTGATTAATGATTAATTCTTAGTTAGCAGAGTTAGTGATTCCGTAAGTAACGATTTCCTCGATGTTACCATACTGAACTCCCGCTGTCATTCTCGCAACAAAACGAACGTTTTGTGAACCGTCTAAATCACCCATATCCAAAACTTTAATTTCGTTGTGGTCTGACAAAAGACCAGTTCCAAACCAAAGATTTTCTTTTTCAGCTAATACAGCGGTGTTGCTTGCAAGACCTTGTACCATTTCTACTCTGATACCGTCAAAAGACAATCCGCTTCCGTTTGAGTACCATTGTGTACCTTGTGCGTTTGTACCTGCTGCTCCTAATCCTGATGCACCAAAACCACCCAACGCTCTAACGTATGCCTTGTAAATGTTTTGAGATACGAACAAAGTCAATCCCTCGTTACCGTACAAAGCCGCAGGGCAAGCATCAACGATTTTCCCAAGTTCCGCGATTACGTTTGTAGAAAGAACTCCACCACCTACCGCAGCGATTTCTTGTCCTGATGGCAATCCTGCATCCAAAGCGATAAGAGTAGTCAAACCGTTATAGCTTCCGTTTGTACCCGCTGCACCTCTCCAAATTGCGATTTCATTCTCTTGTGCGATTTTTGCAACCATGTGAGAAATTAAAAACTCTGAAAAAGTTGGAGGCAATACGTCTGTTGCGCTGTAACCCATTTGCACCGCTTCCCAATCTGAACGGAAATCTTTTTTACAAAGAACCTGATTAACTTGCAATTCTTTTGGCTCTAAGATTCTTTCAGTTAATGTTACCGAACCCGCTGACGTGAAATCGCAAGTAGCATCTTGCATTATTCCGCCCGTTGCCAATTTCTTAACAGTTTCGCGATATTTAACATTTGGTTTAATTGTTACCAAACCTTTTTCCAAAGTTGGTGAACTCAAAAGAGCGGCAGCGATATATTTGCCTGCGAACTCTCCTGCATAAGTTGTTGTAATTGATGTTGCTGTTGACATTTTTTTTCTTTTTTTTGATTAATGATTATGCTTCAGAAGCCCAAATTCCTACGCCACCAACGATAAACCATTTTGTTAATGATTGTGCGCGAAGTGTAACGTAATCTCCGTTATTTGCTGTGGCTTTTGTGTTGTTAAATTTCTTGTTTACTACACCGCTCGCAACTGAATCCGCTGCTGCGTTTGCAATACTTCCATTGATACCATCGGTTGCGTTTGGTGCGATTGACAAAATAGCTGCGCCATCTGCGCCCGTGTTTCTAAATGTTAATTCCATCCCTAAATTAGCGGATGTAATTTGTGGCAAAGTCATAACTAGCGCATCGGTGGCCACGTTTACCGTTAAACCTGAATCTCCTGCTGTGAAAGTTGTACTTGCTGTTACCGTTGTTTCGCTTCTTCTTGAAAGAATTACGTCGTTACTTGTGTTTGTGATTACTCTAGTTGACATTTCCGTAAAGTTTTTGATTAACTGTGTCTAAAATTGTTTTGGTTCTCTTTTGAGCAAAAAGGTTAACTTCTATTTTCTTTTCGTTTTCAGGATTGAAAACTAAAGGCGCAGGAGTTTCTTCTGCTAGTTCTACTTTTGTCTGTGCTGACAATTGCACTTCCAACGCTGCGATTTTTTCAGTCAATGCTTTCTTTTCATTTTCCCATTCTGTTTGAGCAGCGAAAAATGTTTCTTTGCTTACTGATTCAACCACTCTTTTTGGTTGTGCTT